TCTTATTATTAGCTAATAAAAAAAGGAAACGATTATGGCTCTTTTTACCCCATCAGCGTCTCCCAGCATTACAGTTAAAGAAATTGACTTAACGGGTGTTGTCCCTTCAGTCACTACTTCAACTGGTGCTTATGTGGGAGAATATGCCTGGGGTCCTGTACATCAACCAACGCTCGTAGATAACGAGGCAACGTTGGTATCGACGTTCGGGGCGCCAAGCGCAGACCAAGCTGTGGACTTTTTGTCTGCGGCAAACTTTTTACAGTACTCAACGAGTCTGTACGTAACACGAACAGTAGACGATACTGCCAACACAGGTGCGTTAAACGCATGGGATTCAGATGAAGTAGGTGTTTTGTCAAATAAACCATTGGTTAAGAATGCCGATGATTTTGATATTCAGAACACAGCATCTGGTCTCGCAGAAGCTGCTAAAAACCATACTTTCATCGCAAAGTATCCTGGCGAAGCTGGTAACAGTTTAAAAATCGAAATTTGTCCTGCAAAGGAAAATGATACGACGGTTTTTGATGGCTGGGCATATGCTTCATACTTTGATGCTGCGCCAGGCACTTCACAGTACGTCTCTGATGCCGGTGGTGCAAAGGACGAAGTTCACGCAGTAGTAGTTGATGAACTTGGTACTTTGACAGGTACTATTGGTGCGGTTCTAGAAACCTTCCCATTCTTATCTTTGGCAACAGACGCTAAGACAGTTGATGGAACGGTTAACTATTTGTTAGATGTTATCAACAACCGTTCTAGTTACGTATGGATTATTAGTCCTAACAAACACGACGAAGCTGCCAACCGAAATCTAAACTTCACCTCTGCAGCCGCAGTCGGTGGTATTGGTGTTGATTTTGAAGCGGTTGACCCTGTTATCAAAACTTTCTCATTAGGTGGAGGTGTTGACGGAACAGCAACTTCAGGCGACATTCTTCGAGGTTTTGACGAATTCGAAAGTAAGGAAAACATTCAGGTAGATTTTCTTATCGCGCCTGGTGCAGCTGACGCAACAACTCAGAAAACAATTGTTGCTGATCTTGTCGCTACTGCTGGTAGTTTACGTAAGGACTGTGTTGTAGTTACATCACCAAGTCGTGCATCAGTTATTGGTTTAACTGCTTCTGCAGCGACTTCAGCGGTCAAAGCAGAAATTGAACAGTCTGGTTATTCTGCATCATCATATCTTGTGGTTGACAACAACTATTTGAAGGTATATGATAAGTACAACGACCAGTATGTCAATATTCCTGCCGCTCCAGCAACTGCTGGTTTGATGGCAGCAACTGATGCTGTCGCGGCACCTTGGTTCTCACCCGCTGGTCAAAGAAGGGGTCAGTATTTCGGAGTCACTTCCTTAGCTTATTCAGCTAGTAAGGCACAAAGAGATACATTATACAAAGTTGGAGTTAATCCGATCGTAAACTTGCCTGGACAAGGTATTGTTCTTTTTGGTGATAAGACCAGAGAGACACGTCCATCAGCATTCGATCGTATTAATGTCCGTCGATTGTTCCTCGCAATTGAAAGGTCAATCGAACGTGCTGCAAGGAATGTAATGTTTGAATTCAATGACGAATTCACTCGTGCAGAATTTGTTAATATCGTTGAACCGTTCCTGAGAGAAATTCAGGGTCGAAGAGGTATTACAGATTTCCGTGTAGTATGTGATGAGACGAATAACACTCCAGCTGTAGTCGATCGTAACGAGTTTGTTTGTTCAGTATTTGTCAAACCTGCTCGTTCAATTAACTTCATCACACTCAACTTCGTTGCTGTTCGCACTGGTGTTGATTTCAGTGAAGTAGTTGGTACGGTTTAAGCACAACCATTTTAAGGAGAAATTAAATGGCAATTTTAGGAGTCGATGACTTTAAGTCAAAGCTGAGAGGTGGTGGTGCTAGGCCCAATCTGTTCCAAGCAACTGTCAACTTTCCCGGCTATGCAGGAGGAGATGTTGAACTGACATCCTTCTTGTGTGAGGCAGCTCAGTTACCTGGCTCGGTAGTGGGATTGGTGACAGTTCCCTTCCGTGGCCGTCAGTTGAAAATTGCTGGCGACAGGACGTTTGAGCCTTGGACAGTAACCATTATCAATGATACTGATTTTTCAATTCGTGACGCTATGGAGCGTTGGATGAACGGTATGAACGCTCATTCAGCGAACACTGGTTTGGTTAATCCAGTGGACTATCAGGCAGACCTTTTGGTAGATCAACTTGATAAGGATGGTAGCACGTTGAAACGATACACTTTCCGTGGTTGTTTCCCAACAAACGTTGCACCAATTGACCTTTCATATGCAACAGAAAATGAGATCGAAAGATTTACTGTTGAATTCCAAGTCCAGTACTGGGAATCAAATACAACATCTTAAATCTCTACTAAATAATCGGGACTCCTTCGGGAGTCCCTTTATTTACTTTTTTGGAAACAGGTATGGCAGACGATAGCATCTTTAAATTATTCGGTTTTGAATTACGTAGAACACAAGCACAGAAGAAAGAAAAACTTCCTTCCATTGTTCCTCCTACGGATGACGATGGTGCTGGGTATGTCACTTCAGCTGCTGGTCATTATGGTCAGTATATCAATATGGACGGTGATGGATCGAAAGATAATCACCAACTTGTCTTACGTTATCGTGGAGTTGCAACACATCCAGAAGTGGATATGGCAATTGAAGAAATTGTCAACGAGTCTATTACTGCTTCTGAACTAACATCTAACCTTGAACTATCGTTAGAAGATGTAGAAGCACCCGATAAAATTAAAGAACAAATTCAAGAAGAATTCAAAAATATTGTGTCAATGTTAAAGTTCAATGACAATGGACACGATATTTTCCGTTCATGGTATGTTGATGGTAGAATCTATCATCACTTACTTGTGAACGAATCAAATCTTAAAGCTGGTATTCAGGAAATTAGACACATTGATGCTGCAAAGATTCGCAAAGTTAAAAATGTAAAGTATAAAAAAGACCCTGCAACGGGCGCAAAGATTGTTGAGTCAGTAGACGAGTTTTATATTTACGAAGAGAAGCCTGGACAACAATCATCAGCAGTTAAACTTTCTACTGATTCTATCAGTTATGTCACATCTGGTTTACTTGATGAGACAAAGAAAAAAGTAGTTTCACACTTACATAAAGCATTAAAACCAATCAATCAGTTAAGAATGATGGAAGACTCTCTGGTCATCTATCGTCTTGCACGTGCACCAGAAAGACGTATCTTTTATATTGACGTGGGTAACTTGCCCCGTGGTAAGTCTGAACAGTATATGAAAGATATTATGACCAAGTATCGTAACAAGTTAGTCTATGATGCAAATACGGGTGAGCTCAAAGATGACCGCAAGCATATGTCAATGCTTGAAGATTTTTGGTTACCCCGTCGAGAAGGTGGTCGTGGTACAGAGATTTCTACTCTGCCTGGCGGCGACAACCTTGGTCAGATTGATGATATCATTTATTTCCAAAAGAGATTATATCGTGCATTAAATGTTCCGGTTAATCGTTTGGAACAAGAAGCTCAGTTCTCTCTTGGTCGTTCTACTGAAATTTCACGAGACGAAGTGAAACTACAGAAGTTTGTTGACCGTCTTCGTAGAAAGTTTTCTCAAGTATTCTTGGGTATTCTTCGCAAACAACTTCTGTTAAAAGGTATTATCACTGAACAGGATTGGGAAGAATGGCGAAACGGAATCGTCGTTGATTACGTTAAAGATAATCACTTCACTGAACTCAAAGAAACAGAAATTATGCGTGAACGGTTTGGTCTTCTGAATGAAGTGGATCAGTTCGCTGGTCAGTATTTGAGTAAAGAATGGATCTGGAAAAATGTTTTGAGAATGTCTGAAGAAGATATCGAAGAAATGCAGAAACAGATGGACAGTGAAGGTGAAGATGGTGATGTTGAACTGCCTGGAATGAGTGGTGACGAAGAGAAACCACAGAAAGAACCTGTTCCAGATGAAGAAGAAACACCACCACAACAAGAACCCGAAGAGAAAAAAGAAAAATATATACCTTCACAAGAAGATGAATTACTCGAAGAAATGACAAGGTATATGGCACGAATCAATGAACAAGATTGATAAAATTTCTACTGCGTTTTCTATAGTACACACGCAGAAAGAAATTGAAAAATTAGAAGATAAAATATTTAATGTTTTCGAGGATCTTCAAGGCCTTCAGGGACCCCGAGGATTTGAAGGAGACAAGGGTGAAAAAGGCGATAAAGGACCCAAGGGTGATAAAGGTATCAAGGGTGATCGCGGCGATAAAGGTGAAAGAGGAGAACGTGGTGAAGTCGGAGCTCAGGGCGAGAAAGGCGAAAAAGGTGATAAAGGCGACCAAGGCATCAAAGGCGACACCGGCGCGAAGGGCGAGAGAGGCGAAAAGGGAGACATCGGTCTACAAGGGTTAACTGGCCCTCAAGGAGAACGTGGTGAAAAGGGTGATAAGGGAGATAAAGGAAATTCTGGCGAACGCGGTGATCGTGGGGAACAAGGTGTTGCCGGTCCCGCCGGTCGCGATGGAACAATCGGACCTATTGGCCCTCAAGGAGTTGCAGGCCCAAAGGGAGAACGAGGCGAACGAGGTGAGAGAGGATTAACTGGCCCTCAAGGTGAACAGGGTATTCAAGGGGAGAAAGGTGAGCCGGGAACACCCGCACCTGATTATAGAAACGAGTTTGAAGAAGCGTTAAAGAATTTTAATCAACGATTGACAGAAAATGCATCAAGAGTTGATAATAACATTCAGAAACAGATTGATAGAATCAATCAATCTTTAAGCACCATCGGTGGTGGTGGTTCTTACAAATTGGTTGATAATGCAGACGTTGATAAGGCTGCATTAAAGGGTGTTGTAGATGATGCGATATTAATCTATGACCCCACCAAGAAAAAATTTATTGCGGATTCTTTCGTAAATGTATTGGACAGATTAAAAGCGGAATTAGAAGTGCAGTATAACAAATTAATAGATCAGGAAGGGACGTTTTATTACATAGGTGAGGC